TCCAAAAACTAAAAACATTAAAAAAGTAAACTTTGGTGATCCTAACATGAGAATCAAAAAATCAAATCCTGCAAGACGCAGAAGTTTCCGTGCAAGACACAACTGTGATAATCCAGGACCGAGAACAAAAGCAAGATACTGGTCTTGCCGAAAGTGGTAATATGAGAGCTGGAGAATTTACACAAAGTAATAATAAAATTGATTATGATATCATAGAAGATATCTATACCTTTATGACTAATGATAATGAGTTTTACAGAAGAAACTATTTTCCTGTTGTCGATGAATTTCAAAATAAAGGCACAACAGAAAAAATGATGCCGATGATAGATATTGCAGTTGAGCAATATTTTAAAAAATTTAAAGTTCCAGCACGTATAGAAAATGCTATTAATGATGAAGATAAAAAAGTCCTAATGGGAAAAATTATCGAAATTGAAAAAGCAAACAAGGATGTATAATGAGAGCCTGGGAATTATTAGAAGCACCAGATAAGACTGCTGTGTTCGCCTTTGGCAGAATGAATCCTATCACAATTGGTCACAAGAAAATTATTGATACAATAACTCAAGCAAATGGTGATCCTTTTCTTTTTTTAACACATACACAAAACGCAAAAAAAGATCCGTTAACTTTTGCTCAAAAAAAAATGTATGCAATGAATTTCTTTCCTGGTGTAAATGTGGGCGATGATAATGTACGCACAATCATAGATGCAATGAAAAAGTTAGAAAGTTTAAAATACAATAGAATAATCTATGTTGCAGGTAGTGATAGAGTTGAATCATTTAATGATTTGTTAAACAAATACAATGGTACAGAATACAACTTCGACAGCATTGACATTGTGAGTGCAGGTGAAAGAGATCCAGAGCAAGAAGGAGCTCAAGGTATCAGTGCTTCTAAAATGCGTGATTTCGCCGCTAGAGGTGACATGCAAAGTTTTTTAAACAATGTACCGGGAGATAAAAAATTAGCCACTAAAATGTACATGGATACACGCAAAGGCATGGGCATGAATCCTGCTCAACAAAAACCTGTTCCTATGGGACAAACAGCATAAATATTGTATGGATTTAGGCACACTTAAAAAATTAGCAGGCATTGGGGATAAAAATTCAACTGTCGAAGACTCTAATCCCAGTTATACTGCTACTGCTTTGAAGAAAAAAGAAAGAAAATTAGGCTTGAAACCGGGCGACCCAGATTGGTTCAAATTGTGGTTTAGTTTACCACACATGACTAACAGTGGATTGAGAGGAAGAAAGAAATGAAGTTAATAGATTTTATTACTGAATTCAAATATGTAGAGCCAAGAGACGAAGCACACTATCGTCAATTGATGAAAGATTTACAAGACATTCAAAAAGATCCTAAACAATATGCCACAGTGGGCAAACTTAATTTTATGAAACGCAAAGCGGCACTGGATGCTTGGGCTGACAAGAATCTTAAAAAAGAAGACATGGCGGCTGAACCAGCCAAGTGTACACATTGTGATGGCACAGGCAAACACGGTGACAAAGAGTGTTCAGTGTGTGGTGGCAGAGGATTTGTTACAGAAGACAACATAGAAGAAAGAATGCCAGCCAGTATAATCAAACACAAAGAAAAACTTGCTTATATGTCCGACAAAGAATTAGCAAATCATTTTAAAGACAAAGACGATGACACTTTGAGACAAATGGCATGGAGACATGGCTATGGCAAAATGAGTGATCACTATGTTAATAGAAAAAACAAAGGTATGTCAGAAGATGCAAGTGAAGACGAGGAAGATGAATTTCATAGAAAATTAGATAAACTGGTACACAAAACATTTGGACACAGTTCAGATGAAAAGAAAAAGAAAAAAGAAAAACAAACAGAATTAAGAACAAAAGAAACCAACGAAGGCGAAATGCGTTTAGACAAACAGGCATTTGTTGACATATTAGCAAATAAAATTAAAGAACCTCAAAAAGGTTTAGGTAGACCAGAATACGACAACAGACTGTTGGCAAAGATGTACAAATTGATTACAGGTGCTGATGTAGATTTTGAAGGCAACAAATTTACAATCACAACGAACAAACCAACAACCGAAGACATAGACGACAAAGGCAGGATTGCTTTAGAGAAAGCAGGATTTGATCCAAGCAAAGTAAAAGAATACTTGGCAGTTTTTAATGACCATGGCGACACTTCAGACATAGAACAAATGAACATGGACAAAGTGGGACTAGCAGATGCGATGAGCATGGTGTTAGCATCACATGATGTTAAAAATGAATCAACTAATGAAGATTCAGTGTCGGAAGGCGCTGAAATGATAGCGTACCATAAACATCCAAAAGACAACAACCTATGGACATTCCCGGACGCATACAAGGACGACAAGGAAGTTGAGAGCCCATACATGAGCAACGCCAGTATGAGACAGTTTCTTAGCACATTGGGTTACAATCCAGACTTCGAAGATCAGAGTCCTGTGCCAGCAAAAGAATTCATAGCGAGAACCACACAATGGTTGCAGAAGAACATAGATAAAAAATCACCAGAAGAACCAACCACAATAGATAAAAATCCAGATGGTCCAACCATGATATCAGGCGGTAAACCAGAAGGTTACATGAATAGGCAAGTAAAACTTCACAATGAACTTGCTAGAAAAATCATAGCGAAGTATCCAGAAGTTACGCATTTAGGTTTCAATTAATGCGTGTTTTGGAACTGAATTCCAACATTGACAAATACAACAAAAAGTTGTATAATTCTGATATGGCTGATGTAAATTCCAAATCCGAAATATACATTGACATGGATGGAGTGTTGGTAGATTTTTTCCAAGCATGGGCTGATCTCATGGGAGTAAAAAATTTCAGAGACATCAAAAACATTGATCAAGGATTAGAAAAAATTAGACAGACTCCTAGTTTTTGGCTTAATTTACAAAAAACACCAAATTGCGAAAACTTATTGTCTTTGGTTAAAGACATAAAAGGATCCTACAGTATTCTTAGTTCACCATTGGCAGATGACAACAGAGTGGAACCAGAAAAAAGAGCCTGGGTCAAAAAGAACCTTGTGGCATTTCCACCAAAGCAAACCATAATCACAACCGACAAACCTAAGTTTGCCAAACAGGCAGACAATACACCAAACATACTGATAGACGACTTTGGTACAAATATTGCTAATTGGGAAGCGGCGGGTGGAATAGGATTTAAACACAAGGATCATAAATTTGAAAGAACTGCTGGAAATTTAAAATCACACTTTCAACAAACTCCAAATGAAGCGGCAGGTGTTGGCAAAATCACAAAACAAAATACAACTGCAGATGTTAAGCCTGGCGAAACAAAACGTCAAGCGGCAAAGTTGGGGTTTAAATTAGACAGCAAAGGTCGTCCACCGAGATTAAGATGAAACTGAGAGACATCATTGTAAAAGAAAACTTCGCGGATGGCAAGAAAAAAGGCAAAAGCAGACCAGGTCGTGTGAAACGTTCAGGAGCCAGTTGCAAAGGTTCTGTCACATCCTTGAGAGCAAAAGCAAAGAAGTATGGTGGTGAACGAGGCAAGATGTATCACTGGTGTGCTAACATGAAGTCTGGCAAATCAAAATAAAGTTCAATAAATACTGGTATGTATATACTAGAAGAAATTCTTTTACTGAATCTAATTAATCGACAATCATTGGTAAAATACATCTGCGAAAAGTGTGGATGTGAACAGCATTGCAAGAAATCGTGTTCTGAATGCTTGAATTGTCCCGACTGTTATTGCAAGGAGTGTGCATAATGCGTTTTAAAGAATTCAGTAAAATTAAAAAACGTTATGATCATCACTACGGGTATGATCCTGAACTGTTGGTTTACAAGCACAAGATCGGTGACATATACGGCAAAAAAAATCTTAAAGTACCACACGCCAAGTACACAATCAGTAAACGTGCATCTAGACTGATGAAAAATAAATAGTAGTATGAAAATAACAGAAATTATATCAATCAATTTAAAAGAAGTTGCAACAGCAGGAGCCACATCAGCAGGTAGTATTGCCACAGTTGTTTCTCCACACATTGCAATAGGTCCAGATAGATTTAAAAAATCATACACAGGCACACCAGGAAAGTCAGGTGTAAAAGCACCCAATCTACCTAAAATTAAGAAACAAACACCCAAAGACAATGCATTAGACATGAAAGCAAATATCTTTGGTCAACCAATAAAGAGATAAATACAAATATGACACACGATGAACTAAAAGAAGGATTAGCAGATTTGGCTCAAAGAGTAGAACAAGACCATGAAGTTCAAATGGCAAGATCAGATTTATACAAATCAGCAAAATATTCAATCAAACTGCATGACATGTTGAAACAAGTTTCTGAACAAGAAGGTTTAGAAGGTTGGGTAGCGGCTAAGATTACTAAAGCATCTGATTACTTGAGTTCAGTGTATCATTATATGGAATATGAATTAATGTCTGAATCAAAAGAAGATAAAAATTTATGTAAGCATTGTGGTTGTGACCTTGATGGACCTAAACCAACATGTAAATGTACACATGACGCTCCTAATTACAAAGAATCATTAGCAAACAAATTGCAATCAAAATTACAAGAGTCCGCAAAAACTTGTAAAGATTGTGGCAAACCAACATGGGAAACACTGGACGAAGCAGAAAAGCAAAAAGGTGTGGACGGCAAAGTGTGTTGGAAAGGCTACAAGCGAATGGGCACCAAGATGAAGGGTGGCAAGCGTGTGGACAACTGCGTACCTATCAAAAAGAAAAAATAACATCATGCTGATCAGAGAGATCACAGAGAAATGGACTAAAAAGTACAAAAAGTCCATCAACTGCGCCAACCCCAAAGGTTTTTCTCAAAAGGCGCACTGTGCTGGACGCAAGAAACGTAAGCACTAATTCCTAAACTTCCAATAAATACATTACCATTAATCATGAGGAGGCAGTGTCTTGAACTTTGTTGCAAATATTCCATACATCAAATGTTGGGTCAAAAAAGAATACGTACACGATTTCCAACGTGGGCATGGTGATTTCATAGAAGCAGTTCTTATAGCAGTCAAATCAGTACAGGGTAGAGCATTAATGTTTGAAGCATACTTGCCAGAGTATGGAGCCTGCTACGATAAATTTCCAATATCAGCATTTGTTTGGCGCACAGACATCAAAGAAGAAGAACAACTGCCACTTGGTACACTTGAACTTTGGGATTCATTCAGTTCCAATATACAAGTTTGGACCAAAGCCATGTTGAAAAATTGTGATGTGGAAATCATGTTGAACGGTGGTGGCAGAATGAAGGGTGAATATCTTTTCACCATAGATGCTTGCCACGGAGATCCAAACACCGTTAACACCGGAGTGTCCGAAGTACCCTCAGAACACAAACAACACAATTTTGGTAGACTGGAAAATGGACAATACTTTGCTCAACCCAACAATAGAATGCTTTGGTTTGAACAATCACTCACAGCATCAGAATTGAAAAGACCAGACTTCCAAGTCAGTACCAAAGAGTTTTTCTGCGAAAATGAAAGCACAGTAACTTTTGGTGATTCCAACGATTATTTCTACCAAGAAAAAGACAGTCCAGCCAAAAAATAAACTTGACATCTCCATAAAAATTAAGTACAATGTAGGCTTACACAAGGAGAACTTATGAGTTTAAAAGGTAGTAAAACTGCGGACAATTTAAGAGCCGCGTTTCAGGGTGAGTCAGAAGCCAACAGAAGATATCTTTACTTCGCACAGAAGGCAGATATAGAAGGTGCCAACGAAGTGGCACAGGTATTCAGATCAACTGCTGAAGGAGAGACAGGACACGCACACGGACATCTAGAATATTTGGAAGAAGTGGGAGATCCTGCAACAGGTGAACCAATCGGAGATACAGAGAAAAATCTTGCTTCTGCTGTGAAAGGTGAAATACATGAGTATACAGACATGTACCCAGGTATGGCAAGAACAGCCAGAGAAGAAGGTTATGAAGAAATTGCTGATTGGTTTGAAACACTAGCAAAGGCTGAGAAGTCACACGCTGGTAAGTTTCAAAAAACTCTAGACACATATCTAGAAAGCAAATAAATTATGAGAGCGACACTGCGTCGCTCCATAACAATTAAAAAGGAGAACATAATGGCAGGCAGAACATACGGTCCAGAAGAACAAGCAAAATTGAAAAGAATCATTGACGAAGGTGCAAACGTGCTTTCTGAAGTGGAAGATTTAAGTGCAGGCTTGAAAGACACTGTGAAAGCAGTGGCAGAAGAATTAGAAATTAAACCAGCACTGATCAACAAGGCAATTAAAATTGCTCACAAAGGTGAATGGCACAAATACTCTGACGATTTTGATTCATTAGAAAACTTGATCATTGCAGTTGGCAGAGACAAATAATGTCCTTTTGGGATAAAGTTAAAAACTTCTGGATAAGAAGTTACACCAGCGATAAAAAAGCATTCTATTTAGAAACTGCGGCAAGTGTCTGTGTGTTTTGGTCAATGACTTGGATATCAGTCACAGCAGATCATCCACCCATGCACTTGATTTATCCTGTGAGTTTTACAGGAGCAGTGCTCAGCATTTTAGCATTTACTAGAAGACAGGTGGCTTGGCCTCTTGTGATGACCAGTTACTTTGCTTGTCTACACGTGTTTGGTTTCGGCCGAGCAATGGGTTGGTGGTAGTGTCCAAAGTAATTTCATATTTTAGAGAATCATATAGACAGGATAAACTGTGTTTCTGGTTGGAAATGATCAGTACAGTTGTCAATATTATTGCCAGTATGACTCTGGCACTGAATGCGGCTGATCCGGATATGCGTATGGTGTATCCATTCTTTTTGGTAGGATCTGGATTGGCTATCTACACATTTTACAGAAGAAAATTAATTTGGCCCACAGTGTTGGTGAGTTATTTCTTTTGTGCCAACATACTGGGATTCAGTGTTGCTATGGGATGGCTGTAATGAAATATATGGTTGACATTGACAACACAATTTGCTACAATGAAAATAGCAATTACGAAGATAGCAAACCAGACCATGTTCGTATTGCTAAATTGAATTCACTGTTCGATGAAGGACATGAAATCCATTATTGGACAGCAAGAGGTGGTAACTCAGGCATAGACTGGACTGAACTTACACACCAACAGTTGAAAGACTGGAATGTAAAGCACAGTTCAATTAGTATGAAAAAACCAGTGTATGATGTCTGGATAGATGATAGAGCCATTAATGCAGATGATTTTTTTGGTGGTTATAAATTAAGGAGCAAACATGAAGGGATTTAAAATTCCACACGTAAGATTTAGAGTAAGAGAAGGCGACATAGCACCAGACGGTGGATGTACATTTGAAGAAGGTTGTTGGATCGATAAAACAACACAAGATTTTTTTGCAGGCAAGAGAGTTGTACTGTTCAGTTTACCTGGCGCTTTCACACCAACATGCACTTCAAAACAATTGCCAGGATTTGAAGCAAATGCAGATAAAATTAAAAGCATGGGCATAGATGAAATTTACTGTTGTTCAGTTAATGATTCTTTCGTTATGAACGCATGGGCAGACTCACTTAAATTAAAAAACGTAAAAGTTATCCCAGATGGATCTGGAAACTTCACAAGGTTCATGGGTATGCTTATTGGAAAAAATCATTTAGGATTTGGAAACAGATCATGGAGATATATGGCAATTATAAATGACGGTGTTGTAGAAGCATGGTGGCAAGAACCAGGCATTAACAATGATGGATCCGATGATGATCCTTATGTTGAGTCGACACCTGAAAAAATGATGCATTATTTAGAAACCAATCAAACAACAACCATATCTGACATTAACACAATGGTAGGGGTTGATGTAGGAGTAACGCAATAATGTTGTCAAAAAAGAAAATGATCAAAGTGTTAAGTGGACAACTGAATGCAGAGGAAAAGCAGTTGCAAGAATTCCAAGACTTGGCAGATTGTATCAGAAGTGATCAAGTACCTGCTTCTGATATAGCAAAATTTTTTCAAGACAAAAAGTTTTATAGTTGGTACAGAAAGAAATACCTAGCATAAGATGAGAATAGATTATAACATACATTTAGATTATTCAGACGTACTATTACAACCTAAAAGATCAACATTAAGTTCAAGACGTGATGTGGATATTTTAAGAGAATTTAAATTTAAAAACAGTGGTAAAACACTTTCATATGTGCCTATCATGGCATCAAACATGGACGGTGTGGGTACATTTTCCATGGCAAGAGTGTTACAAGAATATAAAATGTTGACAGTGATCAGAAAACACTACACATTGGATGATTGGAAACAAGCCGCAGGCACAGGAATGAAATTCAAATACGTATCTGCCTGTGTTGGTACAGGTGCTATATGGGACGAGAACGCACAGGATTATCAAACACTGAAACAGGTGATGAGTGCATTTCCAGATATTCCTTGTATCACAATTGATGTTGCCAATGCTTATCATGAATCATTTGTGGACTTTGTTGATAGAATTAGAACAGAATATCCAGACAAAGTGATCATAGCAGGCAATGTGGTAACGCCAAACATGACAGAAGAATTAATCATCAAAGGCGCAGACATTGTAAAAGTTGGAATAGGTCCAGGTTCAGTGTGTACCACAAGAACACAAACAGGTGTTGGTGTTCCACAATTTTCTGCCATTATGGAATGTTCAGATGCGGCTAACGGTGTTGGTGGACACATCATTGCTGACGGTGGTTGTACACAACCAGGAGACATTGCCAAAGCATTGGGCGGTGGGGCTCATTTTGTGATGTTGGGTGGCATGTTGGCGGGACACGAAGAAGGTGAAACAGAATTAAGAGATGGTAGAAGATATTTCTACGGAATGAGTTCGGAATCTGCTTTTCAAACACATGGTGCTAGAAAAGATGGATACAGAGGCACAGAAGGTAAAACAGTATCACTGGAAGACAAAGGACCTGTCAAAGACACTGTGGAACAGATATTAGGCGGAGTAAGAAGTACCTGCACTTATATTGGAGCAAGAAGAATTAAAGATATGCCTAAAGCGGCACACTTTGTAAGAGTAAACAATGTGATCAATAGAGTGTTTGATAGATATGAATCACGTTAAATTTAATTCCAAAGTGGGTGTAATGAACAAATACACCTTTCCAAGTTTCTCAGCATTGGAAGATTTTTTTCTAAATAATATTGACAAGTTTAAAGGATATAAAACAAAGGTAATAGGAAAAACATTATTGGCATGGAAAAGGTAACAACAGGCAATAACCTAAAATGGTTAGCAACGGCAATTTTAATTGTAGGCACATTCGTAAATGCAGGATTTCCTGAACTATATCCAGTAGGTCCACTGCTTCTGGCAATGGGCGGAATAGTTTGGTTAATAGTATCCTTTCTTTGGAAAGAACCGGCACTGATTGTAACAAATTTAGTATTGACAGCAATGGGTTTCGGAGGTATACTGTTATATTATTTAAAGTAAGGCAAGATCAGCCACAATTGATTTTAGGTATTTTGTCAGCCACAAATGACAAAAAGGAGAACAAATGAGTTACATAGATGGATTTTTTGACAGAAACTCTGACATCATAAGAGTTGTTGAACGTCAAGACGGTAAACGTGTATTCAAAGAGTATCCAGTAAGATACAATTTCTATTATGAGGATCCAAAAGGAAAGTACAAAAGTACAACAGGAAAACCACTCAATAGAATAATTTGTAAAAACACAAAGGATTTTCACAAAGAATTAGCAATAAACAGAAACAAAAATTTATTCGAATCAGACATTAATCCTATATTTCAATGTCTCAGCACCAATTATATCAATCAAGATGCTCCTGATTTAAAGATTGCATTTTTTGATATTGAAACAGACTTTGATCCTGAGAGAGGTTTCAGTTTGCCAAGTGATCCATTTATGCCGATCACAGCAATATCTGTTTCTTTACAATGGATGAATTCTTTAGTAACTTTAGCAGTACCTCCCAAACACATGAGTGTTACTCAAGCACAGCATCTAGTAGAAGAATTTGATAATGTGTTTATATGTGAAACTGAAGCAGACATGCTGAAACAATTTTTAAATCTTATTGAAGACGTAGATGTTATAAGTGGCTGGAATTCAGAAGGCTATGACATGCCTTACATAATCAACAGAATCAGTAAAGTACTCAGCAAAGACGATACTAGAAGATTTTGTTTATGGAAACAACTGCCTAAGAAAAGAACATTTGAAAGATATGGCAGAGAACAGGAAACGTATGATCTTGTGGGCAGAGTTCATCTAGATTCTTTAGAACTATACAGAAAATATACCTATGAAGAAAGGCATTCATACAGATTAGATGCAATTGGTGAACATGAACTGGGAGAAACCAAGACAGTGTATGAAGGATCGCTAGATCAACTGTACAATCAAGACTTTAGAAAATTCATAGAATACAACAGACAAGACGTTGCACTGTTGGATAAATTGGATAAAAAATTAAAATTTATAGACTTAACAAATGAATTAGCACATGCAAACACTGTGTTGTTGCAGACCACAATGGGTGCAGTTGCAGTTACAGAACAAGCAATTATAAATGAAGCACACAGACGGGGATTACAAGTTCCTAATAGACCTAAGAGAGAGATGAGGGAAAGTTCAACTGCCGCAGGTGCTTATGTGGCATTTCCCAAAAAAGGTTTGCATCATTGGATAGGTTCTATGGACTTGAATTCACTGTATCCTTCGGTTATTAGAGCATTGAACATGGCTCCTGAATGTGTACTAGGACAATTGAGACCTCTTGATACTGATGCATACATTGAAGAACAAATGACATTGCAAAAGAAATCGTTTGCTGGTGCTTGGGAAAATCATTTTGGTTCATTAGAATATGAATATGTAATGCAACAAAGACGTGATGCAGTGGTCACTATTGATTGGGAAGACGGGACATCTGAATCTAAAAGTGGTGCAGAAGTCTACAAACTTATTTTTGACAGCAACAATCCAATTATGCTGAGTGCAAACGGAACAATATTTACAAGTGAGTTCGAAGGTGTAATACCAGGACTGCTAAAACGTTGGTACACTGAAAGACAAGAAATGCAGAAAAAGAAAAAGAAAGCAGTTGGTGCCGGTAATGATGCAGAAATTGAATTTTGGGATAAAAGACAACTGGTTAAAAAGATTAATTTGAACAGTTTGTATGGTGCTATTCTTAATCCTGGTTGTAGGTTTTTTGACAAACGTATCGGACAGTCAACGACGTTGTGTGGAAGACAGATAGCAAAACACATGGCAGGTAAAATTAATGAAGTCATAACAGGAGAATATGACCATGTAGGCAAAGCAATTATATATGGTGATACAGATTCTGCTTATTTTTCAGCATATGATGTTCTTAAAAAAGAAATAGATGAAGGAAAAATACCATGGACTAAAGAGAGTGTGATTAAATTATATGATCAAGTGTGTGACGAAGTGAATGGTTCGTTTAAAAAATTTATGGCTGATGCATTTCATTGTGCAAAATCAAGATCAGATGTTATACAAGCAGGTAGAGAAACTGTGAGTACATCAGGTTTGTTTATCACAAAGAAAAGATATGCTGTACTAATTTATGACCTAGAAGGGCAAAGAACTGACCAAGGCGAAGATGCTGGAAAAGTTAAAGCAATGGGCCTTGACTTAAAAAGATCAGACACTCCAGTATTTGTACAGAACTTTTTAAGCGAATTACTATTACTAGTGTTGACAGACAAAACTGAAAAAGAAGTGTTGGAAAGAATTGCTGTGTTTAGACAAGAATTTAAAAAACTGCCTGGATGGCAGAAAGGTTCTCCTAAACGTGCAAACAACATTGGAGATTATGGTAAAAAAGAGGAACGATTGGGCAAAGCCAATATGCCTGGACACGTGAGAGCCAGTATCAATTGGAATAATTTAAAAAGAATGAACTCAGACAAACACTCTATAGAAATTGTAGATGGAATGAAAGTTATGGTTTGCAAATTGAAAAAGAATCCTTTAGATTATACTTCGGTTGCTTATCCAGTAGATCAACTGCGTATTCCAATATGGTTTAAAGAATTGCCTTTTGATGAAGACAGTATGGAAAGCACATTGATCGACAACAAACTGGGCAATCTATTAGGAGTCTTGAAATGGGATATTTCAAGCACTGAAACAAAAAACACTTTTAACACACTGTTTGATTTTGGAGATTAAATGACCACACATGCAATGATAGATTTAGAAACTTTAAGCACCAGACCTGATGCAACCATTGTAACATTAGGAGCAATTAAATTTAATCCTCACACAGTTGAAGAGCCGCACACAGGATTGTACATAAGATTTAACGTTGACGAACAAAGTGACTTGGGTAGACATGTTGATGATGGCACTTTGGAATGGTGGAGTAGACAAAAGCAAGAAATTCAAGATGAAGCATTTGGTGATCACAAAAGAAGCACAGTATCAGATGCTTTAAGACAGTTAAACAAATGGTGTGTAGGCATTGATGAATTTTGGTGTCAAGGTCCACTGTTTGATTATGCAATCCTACAACATTTATACAAGCAGATGGGGACTCCTGTACCTTGGAATTATTGGCAAATAAGAGATTCAAGAACTGTGTTCAACATGATGCCACAGGATCCTAGAAAAGCGATGCAAACAGATTTACACAATGCTTTGGCAGATTGTTATTATCAAGCCAAATGTCTACAAAATGTGTACAAACACTTTGGAGTGAACAAAAAATGAGACTTGACATTTACCAAAAACCTAAATATAATAACAACAACAGGAGAATAAAAATATGAAAGACGTACTACAAGACATAGTTGCACATACACATTCTTTAGGATTTTTAAGTTTAGTAAAAATTTCTAATGAAGAGCAAACTAAAATTGAAAGCATGGCAGAAGACAGAAGTGTTATTTTGAATGCAAACACAAATAATAAGGTTAACGAATTCGAAGGTGTTTTCGGAATGCCTAATCTAGATAAACTGGCTTTACACTTAAAATGTCCAGAGTATCAAAAAGAAGCAAAGATTGAAGTGAAGTCTGCAGAAAGAAATGGAAAAGTTGTTCCTACACACATTCACTTTGAAAATGCAGGTGGTGACTTTAAAAATGATTACAGATTTATGAGTACTGAAATTATTAATGAAAAGTTAAAGTCTGTTAAATTTAAAGGCACAGCATGGGAAGTTGAATT